AATTATAATTGTCCTGTTTGTAATCGTGCGCATCATAAAGTTTTGGAGGGACTCCAAAGTTTTTTTTAATAAACCTTTGTCATGATAGTTTGTTCAATTATTATAAAATGAATTTCGCTTTGATGCAGTACCACAAATACTCGCTAACGGAACTTGAGAATATGATTCCGTTTGAAAGAGAAGTGTATGTTGCCATGTTAATTAAGCATTTGGAAGAAGAAAAACAAAGATTAGAAGCACAGAAAAAAAGGTAAAGTATGGCTAAACCACCGATGATGGTCCACGTTCAATCGAGCGACTTTAAGAAACTGTTGGAAGTTCAACAGTTATCGCTGGAGCACGTTCAAACAATTAGAACACTCGTTGAAACTGGGTCTCCAGCTAAACGTGAAGAAGACATGCTTAAAGTTCAAAAGAAACAACTTGAACAACAACAAGAACTTGTTGAAGTAAGTAAAGTTTCTGCAGAAGAATTGAAACGCATCAAAGGCGAAGAGTCAGAAGCGATTGCAAATATTGCACAGACTGTTAAAACATTCGACTCAATTAAAGATAAATTTGCGAACTTCGGAAAGGGATTAGCTGATAAATTCGGATCAGTTAGAGCAACAGGAACAACCGCACTTAAAGCAATTAATGTTGGTGGTATCTTCGATAAGAAAATTGCTTCAAGAGAATTCGCTGATCAACAAAAGAAACTTGGAAGTGAAAAGTCTTATAAAGAACTTGGACAAGATTTCGAAGAACGAAACAAAACAGCAAAGAGTATTAAGTCCAATGAAGCTGAGTTGGAGAAGTTTAAAAAAGATACTGGATTAAATGATAAACAGATAGCTGGTACTAAAGAAGGACAGCGTTTATTGTCTAAACGTGAATCCTTATCTGATGCATTTGCTAAAACAGATTTACGTGCTAATCTTATAGCAAAACCACAACCAGCTGGAACTGAGAAGAGCAATAAAGAACAGAATGATGCGGTAAATGTTTCTGAAGAAGAAATGGAATCTTCTCGCAGAGAAGAAGCCCAAACTAAACTACTGCAAGAAATATCAAAGAACACATCTGCTCTTGGCGGAGATAAATCAAAAGCAGCTGCTCCTAGTGATGGTGGAGGAATGGGTGCTGGTTTGTTAGGTGGTCTTGGAGCAGGATTTAAAGCATTAGGTGCAGGTCTTTCTTCATTAGGTAAAGGTATTGGTGGCGCAATCAAGGGGATACTAATTGGTATTGCACAAGGTGTTTCTGCTTTGGCGAATCCAAAGGTAATGTTAGGTCTTGCTGCTGCAGTTTTAGCGTTTATGGGTATTGGTAAAGCACTTGAGTATGCTGCACCATTTATGGAAGCATTCGCACCAGTTCTAATCAAGGTAGCAGATGTAGTTCAAAACGTATTCGTAGCTGCTATTCAACAAATTCCAAGTGTAATTACAGCAGTCGGTGATGTAGTTATGGGTGTTATTGGTACGATTTCTGAAGCAATCATTGGAACTATTGATGCGATCACAAGTTCAATCGAAAGACTAGCTGCTATTGATGGTATGAATCTTATGCAGGTCGGTGCTGGTCTTCTATCAGTATCGTTTGGTATGGCTGCTTTTGCTGCAGCCAACGTTGCTAGTGGTTTAAGTAACTTGGTTACTGGTTTCCTATCATGGGCAGGTGGGCAAAAAACTCCTGTCGATCAAATTATTGCTCTTGGTGAACAAGGACAAAATATTGAGAAAGCAGGTATTGGTGTTGAGAAACTCGGTGCTGGTCTAAGAGTATTCTCTGACATTAAACCAGAAAACATTAAAGCAATTGCTGCTTTACCTGTTGAAAAAATTGCTGCTATGGGTGCAGCGATGGGACAAGCGAACTTTGTTTCTAATCAATCAGCTGCCAATGACGGAGCTAGAACTGCAGCGATGGGTGCCAGCGCAAGTGGTGGTGGAAATACAGTTGTAGCACCAGTTACAAATAATCAAACCACTCAAAATTCAATAGTTCAATTACCTGTTCGTAATCAAGAACAGACAATGAATCGTTATATAAGAACACGATTTGCATAACAAAAAAGGGAGCCGAAGCTCCCTTTTCTTTTCTACTCTAAAGATTAATCTTCTTTAGCAATCTTCTCAAAATAAGACATTACATCTTCATCATCGTCACTTGCTGACGCAATAGATGGTGCAGGTTTACTTGCGATCTTTGGTGCAGCAGCAACTGGACGTTCTTCTTCAGAAAGTTCTGCAGCAGATTTGCTAGCAAAAGAATCACCAGAAAGAACTTCCTCAAGTTTCTTCTTCAACTCATCATAAGACTTGAAGTTCTTACGATCGAGGAACTCTGCCAATTTGTGTTGCTGGTTTGCAATCTTGAGGATAGCTTCATCATCATTTGAAATTGCGGTAGGATCAGCAAACGCAGATTCGTCATAGTTAGTGTAACCATCTTTCTTACGCATACGCAGTTTGAAGTTGGCACCTTCCCAGAAGTCAAACACGTTTACTGGCTTCTCATCTTCAAAGGTTGGACGTGCTTTGTCCATAATCTTATCAAAGATTTTCTTACCAAATTTAAATAGGAATACTTTACCTTCGTTCTCTGGATGCTTAGGATCAGAAACAACCAACACGTTAGCGATAAAACTTAGTTTACGCTTTTGTGCTTGAGCAATTTTCTTGTTCGCATCAGAACCAGAGTTCCACAGTTGAGTGTTCAATTCACCAACAGGGTCGTTCTCACCAAGAGTAGTGAGGGAATTTTCGATATACCATTTCCCAGTTGGACCTTGGAATCCATGAGAAAAGATACGTACCCAAGGTAGCTCATCACCTTCTACACGTGGTAGGAAGCGAAGTGTGGCTGTGCCATTACCTGCTTTATCACCTTCTAGTTTCCAGAAGCGATCGTCAGCGTATGACTTAGTTTGGGTTTGGGGATTTGCGATTTTCTCGAACTCTCCAGCGATTTTGCCGAAGTCAGAATTGCGCATCTTGCGAAGTGTTTGAATGTCCATTTTATTACCTTTCGTATTTACGGAGTATCGTCGTTTGTATTAGTATTATGTTGTATAAAAATCTCATCATGAATTTCAAGTTCATCCTCGAAAGGATCATCATAATCTTCTTCAACATAACTATTTAGCGTTTTCATACCTCCACTCTTTTTGTTGTTAGAATGTTTGGCATGTTTACCAGATCGCTTACTGGTTTGCTCATCATCGAATTTCTTCGAATGATTATTCCAAGTCTTACCCATTTTATAACTCTTTTACTTCTTCCAAGAAATTATCAAAAACCTTTTTAATTTTAACATTTTCGTATTTCACGAAACCTTTAGATTTTTCTATTCTACGTATTTCATTTTCCCAAAGTAATATCATTGATGAGTTAGTTTTCCAAGAATCAATCATAGGATGAAAGTCGTCAATAATTCTGACAGTTTCAAGTGTTATCTGATTACCAAGGAATAATTTAAGTATACTACAATAACCTTTATTTGTCAAGTTAAAAATAGAATCTTCTTTAAATTTGTTCTTGCAAGCATCCAATAAAATTCTATTGCAATCATCAGAAAAGATTTTAGTAATACTCTGCTTTCTTCGATTCCACTCAATTAAATTACTATCTGCTTCTTCCATTGAATAAACCGCAGTATCGCTACCGTAAGCAAAGTTTGCAACATAGTATTGTATTAGTTCTTTGTCTACTGGATATTTTCTTGCAAGTTTCTCAAACATAAGACGATCATTCCTAGCATTAAATGCATCACGTGTTCCCTTTAGGTTACCACGATTTTTAAATACATCGAAATTGTCTTTAGTGAAATGGAGTCTGACAGCTATGTAATACTTATACGCTTTGAATCCGTCCATTAGACATCCAGTTGTGCTTTCTTAGGGAGATAATTAAGTTCTTGCATATTGAGTGCTACCTTTTCCTTCAAAGACTTGTTGACTAACTTAGCAATGTCTTGTGGTTCAAGATAGTTTTCTTTACAGTATTCAAGAATAGCGTCCATATGAGTGATACGCTTTTCATTGACAACCTGTTCAATGTAAAGAGAAAATTCGTTTGATGTTTTAAACATTCGTAGTGTGTTTATTG